CAGCGGCAGCGGCAGATGACGACTCTTTCGACGACGAAATCTGATTTGCAGGGCGCAGCTACGGCTGCGCCTTTCGTCTGCTTGGGAGGGCGGTCTGGCACAATGGAAACAAAGTTTGAGTGGGCAAAGTATTGGTATGACTTAGGCTTTAGCGTCGTGCCAGTGCATTATGTGAAGCCTGACGGCAGTTGCAGCTGCCCGTTAGGCAAGAACTGCCCGAGTCCAGGCAAGCACCCTGCGCCTTCAAGATGGAAGAATTATCAGGACAAACGTGCAGACATGGACACGCTTGAAATGTGGTTCGATGGACGATTTAGAGATTACAATATGGGTGTTGTCACTGGCAGCATCAGTAACAACGTGTTTGTGGTGGATGTTGACATAGCTGAAGGCAAGCCGGGTGCTGACACGCTCGACGATTTGTGCATGGCAAACGACGACTTGCCAGAAACAATGCAGCAGATCACAGGCAGTGGCGGAAGGCATTACTTCTTCAAAGCGCCTGACGGTGTGAGCATCACTACAGGCAAGAACGTGCTGGGTGAGGGGATAGATACACGGGGCGAGGGCGGTTTTGTGGTTGTTGCTCCGAGCAACCATAAATCAGGCAACGAATATATTGTATCGCCGCATATACAACACATCGAGAAAAGCCCGGACTGGTTGCGTGAGATGGCCGTTATGTCTGCTGGCTATGTGAACGGCGAGGGCAGCCTACAAGATACAACTGTAAATCGATGGGGCGAGTTAGCCGATGGCCGTGAAGGTTACATGGTCAAACTCATTATTGGAACTATTCGTACATGGTGGGCGCAGAAGGGCGTTCTGCCGACGTTCGAGCAGCTAATAGATGATGCGTGGCCCACATACGAAGCAAAGGCGCTGGCCCGTGGCAAGAACTTGTCGATGGACAACCGGGGTATCGAGTTGTTCGAGTACAAAGCCAGATATCAGCTGAAACGTGCAAAGAATAAAGAACTAAGAATCCTTGACGGAGTACAGCCCGGCTCCGAAAAGGCAGAGCGGCAACCACCCAGTTTTCAGTCATCTGGGCCTCCCTATGAGGTTGCACACGCTCAAACTGAAGCGGCAGGCCCGGTGCTTGATACGGCAAAACTGCCGCTTCTTTTAACTGATTGGACGCTAAAACGATATGCAGGCGAGGCTCCAGCCCAAGAGTGGCTCATAGAAAACATACTGCCGCGCCGTATACCGGGTCTGATTGCAGCGATTGGCGGCCTCGGTAAGTCATACATCTTGCTGGATCTAGCTATGAAGGTAGCAGGCGGCGACCAAAACATGCACACAGAGATAGCGCTGGGCGGTAAGGTGGCGCATAACGGTAAAGTTGTGTTCCTGGGGGCAGAAGACAGCGCTGCCTCGATGCACAGACGGATTAACTCAATCGCTGACCCGACCTTACGCGACAGGGCGGCAGACAACCTCATTGTTGTGCCTATGCCGGACGCAGGCGGCCCGATACCGCTAATATCAGCACACATGGGCGCTTACAGCGTCAGTCACGATTACTTAGACATTCGCAAGCAGCTGCTAGATATGGGTGATGTCGCGCTGCTGGTCATCGACCCGCTGCAAGCTTTTGCTCACGCAGATATCAACACAGACCCAGCAGCTGCGCAGTTCTGGTGGTCACTGATGTCTGAGTTATGCGTGGCAATCAACGGAAACATCTTGATTAGCCACCACATGCGCAAAGAAGGCACGTTCAGCATAAGGAAATCAATGCAGGCCCGTGAGGCAATCCGTGGCACGACAGCACTGGTGGACGGCGCCCGGTGGGCCTATGGCCTGTGGCAGATGCCAGAAGCAGACGAAATGGTGATTGCGCAGCGTATGGGTTTCGAGCCGGGGCTTGGCAACTGCGTCATGGGCGGGGTCGTTAAGGTCAATGATGCAGCGGATGCAACAACCAGAGCGTTTATCCGTGAGGAAAATGGTCTGTTGGTAGATAGATCGATGGAAGTTGACGCGATACTCGAGGCTAGCGCGAAGCTCGACACACAGCAAATAGAAGCAATATTCGATGAGGTAGACCGTAGATGGTCCAGCGATGAGCCGTTTGCAGCTGGTAGCAACACGACCAGAAGCTTTCTTGCATACCTCAAAACCGAATACGGAATGCCGCCCCGGGCTGCAAAAGGCTACATGCAAGCATGGCTTGACCAAGGATATCTGCAAAAAGCGACACACGATGCAGCAACAAAGCGGCAAGGAATCAGAGTAGCAAAACGATTGGAGGGCAGACATGTCTATTAGTAAAGGCGATGGCTCGATGCAGCAATTAATCAACAACAATCAATGCCCCAGATGCCAGACAACCATGCCCCCGGTGGATGTTCATGGACACTTGCAGTGCTCTGTTTGTCATCTGGTTATCAGCGAATGTTGCCAAGGTGAGCAAGCTTGTCATTTCGATGTTTCAGATAAGTCAGGCAGCTTAAAATGACTTACGGAAATGGAACGGAAATGAACGGAAGTATTACGGAAGTAAAACCCCTTATACCCCAGGCGTTTACTTCCGCAACGCCACCTTGGCGGTTGGCGAGGCGGTGCGTAACGCTGAACCGGGAGGTATAGCGTGGCTGGTAAGTGGAGCAAAGCTAGGCAAAAACCAAGGGATCTGGCCTATAAAGCCAGAACGTCACCCGATATGTGGAGCGACGAACGAGGTAAAGCGTTAAATGCAGCTGTGCAAAGCTTGGATCAGGTCGCTCGAGCGATGGAACAGAAGTGGGGCTATGGCACGTTAGAGCGCCTTGCATCACCTGACCTTGCTGCAAAGTTCAACCGAGCAAAGGAAAATTTGCAGGCAGCCTGTGATGGCGATGACCACAACCTTGTTATTCAGAAGTGCGAGAACATGGCAAAGGGCTGGCGGTTGCTCGATAGGAAAGCAACAGAAGCAGGCTGTAAGCCGCTAGACGAGCGTGTTGTTCTGCATATCGCAGATAGCGGTCAAAAGTACGCTTTCACAAACGAGAGCGGCCTTTACAAGCTTATTGCGGATAAATACGGACCAGACGTGCGTGTTATGTCTTTTGATGAAGTCACGAGGATCATGGAGGACTGGCACAAGTCAAGCACCTTGTTGAACGGTATCAAAGATGCGTTCCCCGGCAGCGAAGTAACAAAAATTAACCCAAAGTCAGAAGGAAAGGATCTATTCGATGACGAAATACCATTCTAAACCACAAAGGCAGCTTGCGCTCGAGCAGGCAATCACCTTGACCACACAAAAGCGCAACCGTGAGTACGGTGAGCCAAAAGAAAATTTTGAACGGACAGCGGCCATGCTCAACGCCTATTTAGGGAAGCGCCTTGTTGATCCCCTGGGCGCCGCCGACGTGGCAATGATGGGAATCGTGTTGAAGATGGGCAGGCTGGCAGAAAATCAGGACAGCCCGGACAGCTGGCGTGACGTCGCTGGTTATGCTGCTCTCGGCTTTGAGATGACCCACCAACCAAAAAAACGAGGTAGGCCGCTCGGCAGCCGGAACAAAAAAACAGCCTTGCCCGGATAGGCAAGGCTGTCAGCTGGGGCGTTTAGGCCCAGCTGCTAATTAAATGGCGGCAGCGGTTGAAAAGGTTTTGTCTTTTCGGCCCACACACGCAGCAGCTTATAATCGCGCCCAGCTGCTTCTGCCTTGGCCCGGGCTATGCCATCATTTGCGCAGCCGCGCCAAGTGAAGGCAATTTCTGGGACATCGCCTTCTATTTCGACCCAGATATGATGTCGTTCAACCATTGCCTAGTTCCAATCCGTCGCATAAGTTTCATCAATCGGCGCGATGCCAGCGCTGTGGCAATAATCGCGCTTGATAAGGTACTTATATTGTTTTACGGCTTCCGCCTTGCTCTCATGCACCTCAAAATGATCCGTTAAATAAACACCGTGCGCCCACATCTGATCCGGCTGCCCTTGTTTATTTCTTTTGATCCAAAACGTGATCCACATTTGTGATCCTCCTATGTAATGCCAAGCGCAGCGCTAATGATAAGCGCTGCGCAAACTACTGCAAACAAGCCCAGCAGGGCCAGTACGTCAAAAATCCAATCCCACATTAATTAAATGCTTCTTGGCGCTGTTTGAGGTGCTCTTGCCATGCAGCGTTGTGCTTGTCTCGTCTTTTGCGCTGCAAAGCCTCCCAGTTCTCATTATCGAATTCCCAGTTAATCTGCGCTCTCAATGCGCTGGCCATAACCCGAGACGCTTCGGCCATGATTGCCCTAATAAGCCAGTAAGCATCTTTGCTTACCCAGTTTTTGACTTCGCAGCTTTGATAATCGAGGCAAAGGCACATGTTATAGATGTCTGCTGCGCTCAGGTCTTGGCGCCCCACCTTTCTGGAAAGCCCAACCACAAGGTCCATAAAGTCATCTTGCAGCATGTCTGGACAGTTTGGATATCTAGCTTCGATGCTTTCGATGTTTCCTCGGGCCAGTATCTCGGCGGCAGTGTGTGCTTTGAGTGGGTTACCAAAACCGCACTTAATCTCATGGCCCATTACCATGTTAACGCAATGCGGCTTGTCTCTATAGCTGCTGCTACGGTTAAAAGCCCATTTGCACATCTCTGCGATATGCTCGGGTTGCACTAAATATGCACTCATTTTGTTTTCTCCATCATTGAGGTTGCTGCCTCATCAGGCCCGGACCACAACGCCCGGACGACGCCCAGCAGCTGACAGCTGCCGGGCGTTTCGGCTAATGTTTGTCTTTGGTTTCGACAAAACGGACATGCTGCTGCCACAAGTCCCAGAGTTTTGCCTTCAGCTTTTCGTCTTTGCGAATATCAAAAATAAATTTGTCGCGTATGCTGTCCATGAAATGCTCGAACGACGCTAGCATCTTGTGATCTTCTGGCTGTTCCATTAGTGGCAGCCTTTTGTGATCACACGCATTGCCATCCGCAGCTGCTGCTCGTCAAATCCGTTTTTTGATGCAAATTGGCAGGCTATATCTACCAGCGACACGGCGTCGGCCCATGTCATTAGGCCGTCGCACTTGCCTTGATAATAATCAGCCTCAACTTGCTGCTCTGTCCAAGTTTCGATTAACTGGGCGGCTGCTGCCGCTTGTGTTTGATTGTCTACCATAAGCTTCCTTGCTCCTTTTCTTTGCTGGGGGTTGTCTCACGTTCTGCGCCGGGCAGCACATACTGGATGCCTTCCGGCGTCAGCTCTTCTGTCGGCTCTGGGGCGTCAGCGTACAGCCTGCACTCTAGGCAGGCTGTATCGCTTAAACCCTCGGCTACGATGAAATCACACTCCTCGCAGCCTTCCACTGGCTTGAGATTATGGTTGGCCATCACGATGCCTCCGCCAATTCTTTTCTATATTTGCGGTCAATTTCTAGGTCTTTATAAAAGTCCTTAAACCAAGCAACCGTCGATTTTTTGGTTGTGACGTTCGTGCGCAGCCCGACATACTTCTGCATAAACTCGCGCTGCCCCAGCAAACACCGCTCTCCGGGCTTGTGATATGCTGGGCCTCGTATTGCCTCAACAATTCGCGCCCGGTCGAGCCAGTCTTGCAGATTGTCATCTGTGAGCTGCCCGATGTCTAAAGCCATGGTCATCATGATTACAGTGTTCAGCGCTGTACGCTCGCTGTCTGTTTCAGTCAGCTGCTTCCAATCTTTGCAGCCTTCAATGTCCCAATTAACGGCCATCACGATGCCTCCCGTGTTTCGATGTTGTCTAATTCATTAAGCGCCAGCTGGATGCGGTTAAGATAAACACGCAGCCCGTCCAATTCTGCGACAGCTGCCGGGCTAAAATTGTGATAAGCCACAATGCTGGCCAAGCGCTGCGCAGCTATTTTTGCTGTGTTGGCGCTGTATTCGATTGCGCAGCCGTCGTGATTAGCGACTAGCTGGGCGACTTGTGCTATTGTCAGGCCATACTGCTGCTGTTCAATATGCTGCTTTTCTTCTGGTGTCATTTTGATTGCTCCTTTGTGTGCAGCCAATGCGCTGCAATGTCTTGCATGTTTTTGAGATTTCTAACTGCCAGCAGCTGCCGGGCAGCAGCTGCAAACTCTTTTTCTGTTGATGGCCAGCCGTTAACAACGGCCATGCTGCGGCATAGGTCGTATTTAGTCAGGCCGACGTCAGCATATTCGGCATAGTATGGGCGCAGCGCTGTCGGATGACAGCAGTGCCGGACAACCAATTTATTGTCCGGCACGTAAAACCATGCTGCTGCTCTATATGTCCGAGAACTGACCCGGCCCGGTCCAAATGGTTGCCAGCTGCGTGACATTACTTCTGCCTCCGCTGCCATATGATTTGGTCGGTGCTGTCAGAAAGCAAAAAAGCGCAACCACAGCACAGCAGCGCAAGGTTGCCAGTCAATGCAAAAGCAAAAGCGTCGTAAGGCATATCCACAAAGCCCAGAAAGATTGCTGTCATAAAACAAGCAAAGCCAGACATGCCAAAAAAGAACGTCAGCGTTTTTGATATTGTGTTGAGTATCTTCATTGTTATCACTCCGTTACATGTTGATACCTGTGACCAACAAAGTCACACCTAGATACTGCCAGATTGTCCGTATATACACAAGACAAAAATCAACATAATCTACAAACAAGCAAAACAGCCGGAAAAGCAGCACATGGCAAACATAAAAACGCGTGGACCCAGTGAGCAGCAGCAGGCGTTTATTGATTACCTAGTCAATAATGTATCGACGCCAACAGAAGCAGCGCGACAGGCAGGCTATGCTCATCCGAAACAGTCGGCATATATATTGACTCGGACGCCCCATGTTATGGCGGCCGTGCGGCAGGCTAGACAAACAGTGTACCAGTCCGAGCTGGCCAGTTTGTCCGTTGACACTCTCAAGCGGGTCATGCGTGACGACGACGCCCCAGCGTCCGCCAAGGTTTCAGCAGCGCGGACGGCTCTCGAGCTTGCTGGAGATATCGGCAAAGCAGCTGATGACATAACAAGCAGTAAGCAGCTGGCTGAGATGTCGCCGGATGAATTGGCAAGCCTTATAGACAAGTGGGAAGGCGAACGAGCTAGCCTTGCCACCGATATCACACCAGAAGCAGGCAAAACGTAGGCAGCAGCACAGATTTAATAGTCACAGCCGGACTATTTTATTTGTGGGCCGACGGCTGCTGGCCCGACCCACCCCCCGGCCTGGTCGCACGACGCGCTGCTTGTGTATTATGGCCTCGCGTACAAATTTTGTGCAAAACTCAATCTTCGAGGTGTGTTGATAGTTGTCGATTATTGCTGTACTATTTAGTCAACACATGGATTTCTTTGGCGGTTAAAGTGGTATCTCTAAGTGTTGGAAGGGGTGAGAAGCTGCCAGTCAGCCAAGGCGCTGGCTTAACGGCTAAAGGTAGACGCAAATACAATGCGGCTACTGGCTCAAATCTCAAAGCACCAGTTACGCAAAAGAATCCTAAAGGCGAGGCGAAAGCCCGTAAAAAGTCGTTCTGTGCTCGGATGTCCGGGATGAAGGGGCCGACGAGCAAGGACGGCAAGTTAACCAGGAAAGGCGCAGCGTTAAAGCGCTGGCGATGTAACTTAGCATGAGCCTCTATGAAAACATCAACAAAAGAAAACGGGCAGGCACTAGCCGACCAAAATCCAAATCCACGATTTCTGACAAAGCCTATGCAAACATGCAGGCTGGGTTTCCTAACAGCAAAAAGAACAAGGCCAAGCGCAAGCGCCGTATGGCTAAATCTATGGGATATGCGTGATGGACAAGGGCAAGAAGCATAAAAGCCTTTCGCAGAAGCAGATGAAGATAGCCAGAGTTGCGGAGCCTCGAGATAAAATTACGGGCGCAGACTTTGCTGTGTTACGCAAAAAGCCAAAACGCAAGAAAACTATGGCCAAATCTATGGGGTATGCGTGATTTGCTGAAAGCAGACGGCTTTGACGACGCGATAATTGGAATGTGTCAGGTGCATGGCGAACATGTTTATGCCTATGACTATGAAAAATGTATTGAGGTTTTGCAGCGTGACCAGGGTTTTACTTACGCGGACTCGGTTGAGTACATGGATTTTAATGTTGCTGGCGCTTACGTCGGCAGGCACACGCCAGTTTTTGTTCATATAGGCGAAACGGAAGAGGATGTGATAGATGGCGCAACCCCGTGACTATTCGAGACAGCATAATTTTAACGATTTTGCTACAACAAGCCCGGCTTCACCACTGCCAGGCCAACAAGTTGATAATGAATTAAATGCTGTAAAGCTTACGCTCGATGATTTAAATACAAATATTGGCATTATTCAGCGCGATGACGGCAAGATCAGGAACCAGTCTGTCCACAAAGATGCTTTTGACGTTGATGCTTTAGCTCTAATTTCGTCTGGTAACTTTAATCCTAGAGGCGATTGGGCATCTGGTACTGCTTTTGCTGTTGGTGACATTGTTAATTTTAACAACGCAACCTACTATGCAACTTCTGCACATACGTCTTCTAACGCTTTCCAAACAGATTTGAGCGCATCTAAATGGTTATTGATAGCTAATGCTGCTATTGCGAATACTGCTTCAGCGGTCGACAAGTTTGAGGGTGATGGCAACACGACTGCGTTTACGCTTTCTTATGCTTACACTGGAAATACAGATGCTTTGGTTTTTGTAAATGGCGCTCTGCGAAACCCCGGCGACGATTACACTTTATCTGGCACAACAATTACTTTTGTAACCGCACCGTCTTCTCCGTCAGTTGTTGGTAACGAGAATGTTATCATTTGGGGAACGTCTGTTGTTGTTGCGGCTGCCAAAACAGCTGCGGAGTCTGCATCGTCAAATGCACAGGCATTTAGAGACACAGCGCAAGACTGGGCTAGCAAGGTTAACGGTGACGTTGACAGCAGCAGCGAGTATTCCGCAAAAGCACACGCGATAGGCGGCACTGGCGTTGATACAGGCACTGGATCTGCAAAGGACTGGGCCACAAAAACTAGCGGAACCGTAGGAAATAGCGGTGAATACTCTGCTAAATATTACGCAACAGATGCAAATGTCGGCGCAGTTGCGACAAACATAACTAATGTAAACACGGTTGCTGGGCAGATTAGCCCTACAAACAACATTGGAACACTTGCGTCCAGGGATGCTGATATAGGAACTGTGGCGTCGCGGGACACTGATATTGGCACAGTTGCCGCCAGAGATGCTGATATAGGGACAGTTGCGGGTCAGATTAGCCCTACAAACAACCTGGGGACAGTTGCTGCGCGAGACACAGATATAGGAACGGTTGCCTCGAGAGATGCCGATATAGGTACAGTAGCGGCCCGAGACACCGACATACAGAGTCTAGCAGCCATCACCTCTGACATAACCAGTTTGGCAAACGCGATTGGCGTGAGCACAACATACACAGTAACTGTTGCGCAAAGTGGCGGCGTCAATGTGTTTTATATTGACGGCGTTGCAAACCCCACATTGACCTTGGACAGGGGCAACACTTATATTTTCGATCAGTCCGATAACACAAACGCTAACCACCCCTTAATTTTTAAGGATACTAGCGGAAACAGCTATACCACGGGTGTAACCGTTTCTGGTGTTGCTGGCCAATCTAACGCAACAGTTACAATCGATGTTGCGTCTAATGCGCCAGGGTCGCTGGTGTATAGTTGTTCAGTTCACGGTAATGCGATGGGCAATAGCATTACCGTTGTAAACAGCAACCTGTCTTTGGTTGCATCAAACATAACGAGCGTTAACACAGTTGCAAACTCTACCAATCTAGCAAACATCACAGCAGTAGCTGGCGATGCAGCAGACATAGGTACGGTTGCAGCTGACATTGGTGGCTCGAACACCATAGGAACTGTTGCCACCGACTTAACTGGCTCAAACACTATAGGCTCTGTGGGCAGCGCGATTACGAACATAAATAACGTAGCAGGCGCCTTAACTGCAATTAACAACGTCAGCACCAACCTAAGTTCAGTGCAAAGCTTTGGGGAAACCTATTATGTAAGCGCAACAGAGCCTAGCCCGACTACGCTCGGTGATCTGTGGTTTGACACGACCAATGACGTAATGAAGGTAAAAGCGTCTACTGGCTTTGTAAATGCTGGCTCATCTGTAAATGGCACATCAGAGCGCAAGGATTATGTTGTCGGCACGTCACAGGGCAGTTACACAGGCTCAACTACAATTTTCCCGGCTGTGTATGATGCCGGATTTGTAGACGTCTATCTTAATGGTGTTAAGCTGCAACCAGCAGATTTTACAGCAACAAACGGAACAAACGTAGAGTTGTTAACTGCTGCACAAACAAATGATACAGTATCTATTATTGGTTATGGAACATTTGTTATTCAGACTCTTTCGACAAATAACTTATCAGATGTTTCCTCTGCTGGCGTAACGAACGGCCAGGTTCTCGCTTATAACAGTAGCAGCGGTGATTTTGAGCCGACGACAATAACAGTGCCTCCATCAGACCTTGTAAACGACACTTCTCCCCAGTTGGGCGGCACATTGGACACCAATAATCAGGCAATTCAGTTTGGCACAAGTAAATGGACCATAGAGTTAGACGGTAACAATTTGCTCTTCAAATACAACGGCACTGCAAAGATAAAATTTGCAGATGACGGTGAAATTGTAACTGTTGATGATGTAACTGCATTTGGAACAATCTAATGGCTATACCATCGAGCGGCGCAGTTAGTTTTTCTGACTTACGGACGGAGTTTGTAGGTGGCTCTGCCGCTATTTCTATTTCCAGCTTGTACCGTGGTGGCTCAAACATCAGGACTAAAGCTAGTAACAATAATGGTGTAAACCTTGCCGCATCTGTCCCAACAACAGGCACAATTTCTTTCGACAATTTTCGCGGCACAGCAAAGGCGTTTCGATATACCTACACAAGTGGAGCAACCAATCAAGACGCGAGTAATCTTTTCGGCGATGACTATGCTGTTAATTATCCGAAAGAGATTGTTATTAACGCAGGGGTAGAACTAGGCGCAACGACCGTTACACAAGAAGCGTTGCAAGTAGATTCTGGTGCTTCTGGAGGAATTACTGTCACCAACAACGGCACTTTGTCGGGGGCTGGCGCAGCTTTTTTCGGCAGTGTAGGCGGCGACGCTTTTGAGGCAAACACTCCCTGCATCCTAATAAATAATGGCATAATACGTTCTGGTGGCGGCACTGGTGGGTCAGGCGGTCAGGGTTATTACTCTAGCTCTAGTACTCCGTACTGGTCTGGCCTTTATCGATGGATGTCTTACCATACAGGAGCCTCTAGTAATACAGGAAATAGACAGGTAGCACAGTGGGCTGGTCAATATGTTGTCAATCAATACACAACTGCACTTTCTATTGGTCAATATTCTCGTGCAGGCGCTGTAACATTTAGCGGCAGTTTTTGGCAATATCGCATCACGAGGACTACAACATCATATTCTAATGGCGGATACGGCGGGGCTGGCCAGGGTTACAATCAGGCAGCCTCTGCTGGCACTCTTGGCGGCACAAACGGTGGGCAAGGCGGCACTGGCGGCTCTTATGGGCAAACTGGTGGCACTGGCTTCAACGGTAATTACACTAATGGCACAGCGGGAAACGCTGCTGGTAAAGCAGTGAAAGGCATAGGCATTGGCTATATAACATACACAGACAATGGAACAACCTTAGGGAGTACGGTCTAGTGCAGTATACAGTAGAAGAGATTAACAACAACGTAGCTAAGATTGTATTTAGCGATGGCACGTGGACATTCTTGGAACTTAATGCAGATATGACAGAGGCAGATTTAGATGGCCTCGTGTTCAGTATATTGCCGCCGCATCTGAAGACTGGCAGTGGCACTCCATCGTTTTTGTCTGCTGGGCAGACCAGAACAGCAGCAGCAAAGCCTGTAGAGGAGGGTGGTGAATAATATGACTAGAGCGAGAGACTTTGCAGATGTTATTAGTGGGCAACATGATTTGCCTCTTGGTGCATTAGGAAATGCTATTCCTACTGGAAGCGTAACAACAGCTAAGATCGCTAATGACGCTGTTAACGCATCTAAGATAGATGATGGTGCAGTAAGAGCAGCGGCTATCGCAGATGGTAATGTAACAACAGCAAAACTTGCTGATAGTGCGGTTACAGATGCAAAAATCACTGGCATGGCATCATCAAAACTTACTGGTGCAATGCCAGCTCTTGATGGATCTGCATTGACAGGATTGGAATCATTTACAACAGCCGAACTGACTGACTTGTCTTCAACAGCGATTATAACTGGTCTTCCAACTGACTGGAAAATTATGCACATCCAGTGGTATAACTATCGAGCCACTAATTATTCAACCGTCAGATATAGAGTAGGCGGCACAACCCAAACAGGTACTGAGTGTGCAGTTATGCATCATTACAGCACTGGGACCAATTCTTTCGGTTCATACGCTGGTGCGCTTTATACCCAAGGTGCGCTTTCTTTTGGAAATTGGGGAGTTGGTACTGGACAGACTGGAAATGCAACAATTCTTAGATTGGATAACGGTGCAAGTAAAGCCTATGTCATGACTGGAACAAACCAGCCTATAGATTACAGCACATATGGTGGAATACAAAATATAACAAGTCTATTTACTACCTCTGGTCATCTTGATGGCATTGAGTTTTTTAGTGGCGGTACTATCACAGGCGGTCTTGCAAGAATATTTTATTTATAAGGTGTGACAAATGGCAAAAGCATTGAATGTACAAACAGGTAAAGTCGAAGATGTGACTGCATCCACTGATACAATGTCAGAAGAGGATCATCTGACAGAGCTGAGACTATTTCGTAACAGTAGGCTTATGGCAAGTGATTGGACGCAAGTAGCAGATGCACCTTTAACAGACGCAAAAAAAGAAGAGTGGAAGGTGTATCGTCAAGAGCTGCGTGATATTACAAAAACACAGAAGTCTCTTGTTAATATAACTTGGCCGGAGCAGCCATAAAAAATGAACCAGAACAACATACCATTAGCAGCCGGAGGATTATCAGCACCTCTATGGCTTAATGTAGTAAATGAATGGCTCGGTTTAGTAGCGGTTATATTGACTATAGCTATGCTTGTAAGAAACTTATGGCTGTCTAGGAAAAGAAAGTAATGTGTCTTTAATTATTGTGAGGAGTGTTTTTTTATTTGGGGTGTTGGTTTGAGCGATCAACAAAATAGGAAAGTTCAACATGGTAGACCCACTTATTGCTTTTGCGGCCATCAAAACGGCCAGCGCCTCTATTTCAGCAGCAGTCAAAGCTGGTCGTGATCTAAGCAGCCTTGCTGGTCCGATTACAAAATACGCAAAAGCTGAAGCTGAGTTACAGTTTGGCGCTGCTAAAAAGAAGAGGGGAATATTTGCAAAGCTAGGTGCGACTGACGAAAGCGCTATAGAAAAACACTTTAGGCAAGAAGAGGTTAGGCGTCTGCGGAAAGATATGAGGGAACTATTTATGTTGTACGGCTCGCCAGGGCAATGGGAAAGGTTGCAGGCGACAATAGCAGAAGAAAGGGCAGAGAAGCAGAAACAGTTACGACTTGCGGAGCACAAAAGACAGCAAATGGTTCAAATAATTATGGCAATCCTAGTTATTTCTACAGCTGTTACTATGCTGGTCGGCTGGGTTTGGTTTTTGCAAAACAGATAGAGGGTAAGAAAGCGTGAGTCAGAAAAAACTAGAGCCTGCCAGTGAATATGCGGCCTACGATTTAAATAACGATGGCACGGTAAGCGATAGTGAAATTGAAAAAGCAAAAGAAATCAGAGAAGCAGAAGACAGGTCACGCAAACACCTGGCGCAGCTGCGGCTAGCACGGTTTTCTTTGATTGGTATTGGAATTTACACAATTCTTCTTTTCATGCCTTTTATTCCTGACTCAAGAATAATGTTGCTTAAGGAGGTTAGCCCACTTTTATACATAAGTTTGTCTGGGGTGGTGGGCGCCTATATGGGGTTCACCAGTTGGATGGACCGAAAATGAAAGAATTTGTGCTTGTTATTAGCATGTGGGGAAACACAGGGTCAGAATGGCTTTTTATAGGTAATCAATCAGTAATGAGACACACTTTTAATGAAATTCAGTGTCAGCAGCTAGCAGATGAAAACATGTGGGATCATCACAATAACAACGAATATTACAAATTTTTGATACAATGTTACCCCGCATGTGTCGCTAAAGAGGAGTGTTTATGATCGGAATACTGTCTAAAATATTGGGTTCTGGTGATGTTGTTAAGCAGGGGATGCAGTTAATTGACTCGATGCACACCTCTACAGAGGAAGAGATTGCTGCTGCTAGCAAAGCTAAAACAGACTTATTGACGGCGTACCAACCGTTCAAACTGGCCCAGAGGTATCTTGCCCTTATGTTTGCGTTCACTTTCTTGCTTTGTTTTGCAATTACACTGGGAATGACGCTTGCGGGGAAGGGCGACATCGATGGCGTGAAATCAATATTAGGTGATTTCTGGATTGGCGAAATAATGCTGGTTATCGTTTCGTTTTATTTTGGCGGTGGCCTTGCTGAAAGCATAAAGGGTAAAAAATAATGTTTACGTTATCCGGCAGCAGCCTATCCAAGCTAAACGGTGTAGACGAGCGCCTAATTCTTACGGTTACATTGGCGATACAGCGCACCAAAGTAGACTTTGGAGTGATATGCGGTTTGCGAACAACGGAAGAGCAACAAGCTCTGGTCGAAAAGGGCGCAAGCAAAACAATGAAATCCAAGCATTTAGAGGGCAAAGCTGTTGATCTGATGGCCTACATCGGCAACAGGGCCAGCTGGGAGCTAAATCTTTACGATGATATTGGCGATGCGATGATTAGCGCAGCAAAAGAAGTTGACGTGCCACTGCGCTGGGGTTGTGCGTGGCATATATCTGACTGCCGCGAGTTTAACGGCACATGTGAGCAAATGATGAATGAATACATAGATATTCGCAGGGCAGAAGACAGGCGACCGTTTCTAGACGGGCCTCATTGGGAAATTTATGAATAAGGCAAAGCAAATAAGCGACATCGAGCGCAAGATAGCAGCTGCACAAAGGCAAAAGCTGGCTATAGAGTCGCGCCAGGACTTCCTAAAATTTGTCAAATTTACAATGCCTGACCCCGATGACCCTAACGATATTGAACTTTCACTGTTTAAAGACGCAAAACACCACCGTGCATTAGCAAAAGTGCTGGAGAAGGTCGAAAAAGGCCATATACCGCGTCTGATCGTCTGTATGCCGCCGCGTCACGGCAAATCAGAACTCATTTCAAGGCGTTTTATACCTTGGTTGATGGGCAAAGATAGTTACAGAAACGTGATTTTTGCGACTTATAACGAAGATTTTGCCAAAGATTTTGGCGCAGATTGCAGAAATATAATGAGTTTGCCGCAGTACAAGACGATTTTTCCGCAGTTTTCGTTCCGTAAAGGCGGTGCGTCTAAGTCAAGAATACAGTCAGGGTCAGGCGGAATGTCTGTTTTTGTTGGCCGTGGTGGATCTATAACTGGACGTGGTGGTGATTTTGTTATTCTCGACGACCCTATCAAAGACAGCCTCGAGGCTGGCAGCCCGACATTGCGAGAACAGCTGTGGCAATGGTTTACACAGGTGTTGATGACTCGATTGATGACAGCATCTGCTAGTATAGTGATTGTGCAGACCAGATGGCACGAAGATGACCTGATTGGCCGTCTCACAGACCCGACAAACCCACATTTTACGCAAGAAGAAGCAGAAAAGTGGAAAATTATCAACTTGCCAGCTATTGCAGAAGAAAACGACCCTCTGAAGCGTAAACCAGGCGAATTGCTATGGCCAGAACGGTTTGACACAGACTTTATGGAGGCGCAGCGCAGATTAGACAGCCGTGGCTTTACTGCATTGTACCAGCAGCGCCCGACACCAGAAGACGGAGACTTGTTTGCTAGGGAAAACCTAGTGTTTTACAAAAAAGAAGACAAACCTAAAAACTTACGGATCTATGCTGCATCCGATCATGCTGTTGGCGTTGACAAGACCAGGAATGACGCATCATGCCTGATGATTGTCGGCGTGGATGAAAATGACGACATATATTTACTTGACTGTTGGTGGGAGAAACAGCCGTCAGATAAGGTTGTGACGGCTATGATAGACCTTATCAGACGCTGGAAACCACTAATATGGTGGGCAGAGAAGGGCCATATAAGTAAATCGATAGGCCCGTTTCTTAAAAAGCGAATGGCGGAAGAGCGTGTTTATTGCCGGATAGAAGAAGTCACCCCGGTAGCAAACAAAGTGCAACGAGCGCAGTCAATCCTTGGCCGTATGGCCATGAAGAAGGTGCTGCTGCCTAAAACAGCGCCGTGGACACAAAAAGCCGTTGATGAATTATTAAAGTTCCCCAACTCGCGGCACGATGATTTTGTTGATACAATCGCATGGGTGGGCTTGGGCCTTGAGAGGATTGCAACGCCAGGTGGTGCAATCAAAAATCAAAACCAAGGACCAAAAATAGGCACACTGGCCTGGGTTAAATGGGACAGTGAGCAAAGAAAGAAACAAGATAGGTTGCAATCAGCAACTGGAGGTTGGTAATGCACGAAGAAATAACCATCGTTTCAGCCGAAACCGAAAAGCCAGAACCTACTGAGCGCCGGAAAAAGCTTGTTACTTCTTTGCTGGCAAAGGTAAAGAAGGCCGAAAAATTCCACGAAAAATCTTACAAAAACATGGTTCGCGATATGAATGCTGCGCTAAATGGGTATGACGATAAGTCATGGTCAGCAGACCAGTATGTAGCAAACATACTACAGCGCCATGTTCAGCAGCGCACTGCTACTCTTTACGCAAAAAATCCAAAAGCCCTGGCAAAACGGCGCACAAGGATGGATTACGCGGTTTGGGATGGCGATGAAGAGACATTAAAAGAAGCTTACATGCAGTCTGCATCAGCTGCACAGCAGGGTATGCCTATACCTATGAGCGCCTCGATGGTTCTGCAAGATTATCAGGCTGGCCAAACACACAGAAAGATGCTGGATAATGTGGCGAAAACATTAGAGCAGCTTTTCGATTACTATATGGCAGAACAGCAGCCTAGCTTTAAGTCACAGATGAAAGCTTTGGTAAGGCGTGTCATAACCACTGGCGTTGGCTTTGTAAAAGTTGGTTTCCAGCGTGATATGGACAGATCGCCAGAGGTATCGGCAAAGCTTGCTGACATACAGGCCCAGCTTGATTACATAAGACGCATAGCAAGCGAGGCAGCTGACGGAGATATTAGAGAAGACGACCCGCAAATAGAAGAACTGATGCTGTCTATGAAATCATTGATGGATCAGCCTATGATTACCATCCGCGAGGGTCTTGTTTTTGATTTTCCTGAGTCGAATAGCATAATAGTTGACCCGATGTGCCGTCAGTTACGTGGTTTTGTAGGCGCTAGCTGGGTTGCACATAAAATGTTTCTGACGCCGAATGAGGTTAAGGAGATATACAACGTCGATCTCAATAACAAATATCGACAGTATGATATGAAGGGCAACATAACTGGCGAGACTTACGGAACTAACAGAACAACAGTAGAAAGCTACCAAAGTGATCATAATGGCGAGGGTCTTGTCCAAGTTGTAGAATATTATGACCGTAAGGCTGGCGTTCAGTATTGTGTTGCAGATGGGTATGATGATTTTCTGCGTGAGCCTATGGCCCCAGATGTCAAAGTCGAAACATTTTGGCCTATATTTACGCTTGTTTTCAACGAAGTTGAGCACAAAGATCACTTGTATCCGCCATCAGATATTGGCTTGTTGCTGCCTATGCAACATGAATATAATCGCGCAAGGCAAGGTTTGCGTGAGCATCGTCGTGCAAATCGTCCTAAATATGCTGCCCCAGCAGGCATGTTAGAAGAAGCAGACAAGGAAAAACTGGCGACACACCCGGCAAATGCAATCCTTGAGTTACAAGCATTAGCAGCTGGTCAAAGAGTGCAAGACGTTGTGCAGCCGATATCGCAGATAGGAATCGACCCCAATCTTTACGAGGTGAAGACAATATTCGACGATATTCAGCTTGTCGTTGGCGCACAAGAAGCGCAGTTTGGCGGCATATCTAAAGCCACAGCAACAGAAACAAGCATTGCTGAAAGCGCAAGAATGTCTAGTTTGGGCGCTAATATCGATGAGCTAGACAGCTTTATGTCAGAGATTGCCCGTGCAGCTGGGCAGATTATGCTGCAAGAACTAAGCATAGACGAAGTTAAAAAAATTGTCGGTCCTGGCGCTGTTTGGCCGGAAATGACTAGAGAAGAGATTATGGAAGAGGTGTTTCTTGAGATAGAAGCTGGCTCGACAGGCAAGCCTAACAGGGCTGCTGAACTGGCAAACATCGAAAGAATTATGCCTTTCTTGTTGCAAATACCGGGCATCAACCCAGCCTGGCTTGCAAAAGAACTGCTCAAGCGCCTCGATGACAAGCTAGATATATCAGCTGCTATTGCAGAAGGATTAGAGTCCGTTGTGTCTATGAACCAGATGCAGCGGCCAGGAACAGGCGATCCAGCGCTACAAGGGCCACAACAAGGCGGCGCTGATAACTCGCCTAATATGCTTCCATCTGGCTCCTTGCCGCCAGTTGGCCAAGTTTAGTAAGGGCAAGGTGTTGAAACATGCGACAAACAAGCATACAATTATCTACAAGGAAGGACGCTAAATATGGTCGATGAGACTGAACTGGAGCAACCGTCCACCGCTCCAGTGCAAAACCAGGACGAGCAAGCGCAGTCGTCTAGCGCAGACAGCGAAACCGAAAACGAGCTTCTGTCAGTAGTTCAATCAGCTATTACAGAAGATGACGTTGAGGAAACGGACTCGCAATCCGATGAGGTTGAATACGATGAGGAGGACGAAACTCTCGAGGCTGTATCTGACGAGGACACCGAAGCAGATGAGTCTTTCGAGGATGTGCCGTTTAACAAGCATCCCCGTTTCAAACAGTTAATCGAGGAACGCAACGAATACAAACATGGCCATCAGCAATTTGAGCAAATCTCTAATTATTTAAGAGAAAACAGCTTATCAGCTGAAGAGGCAGCAGACGGTTTTAGGATTATGGCTCTGATGAAGAGCAAACCAGAAGAAGCCGTTATTGCCTTGCAACCATATTTGCAACAGCTTGCATTGGCCACCGGGCAAACACTGCCTGATGATATTCGTAGCAAAGTCGATGACGGTTATATGGACGAGGAAACTGGTCGTGAACTTGCACAAGTCAGGGCTGAAAAGGCCAGACAAGAGGCAATAAACGACAGGCTTGTGTCTGAGAGGGATCAAGCGCAAGGCGTTAATCAATTAAATATTCTCGCTGATGCTGTGACCAATTGGGAAGAACGTACAAGGTCTTCTGACCCGGATTATGATCTCAAAGCAGATGAAATAGATGACCGTGTTCGGGTGTTAGTTAGTGAACGTGGCCGACCGCAAACAGTTGAATCCGCAATCGAGCTTGCAAAAGAGGCGTATGCAGAAGTCAACGAAAGGCAAAAGGCTCGTTTTGGTAACAAGCGTCCAATGAAAACGGCATCTGGCGGTAAACTAGGCGGTACTCCCGTGCCAGAAGCAAGCAGCTTGATGGAGGCTGTGCAAAACGCTTTGCGTACTGGGTAGCGTTAGATTTAGAAGGATGATGTTATGGCTTTTACTTCAGCCGAATTAGATAACATTGCCAACGCAGCGCTCGACTACTACATCGACAAAGGCAATGTTTACACTCAATCTCTGGCAGATAAGCCTTTGCTAAAAAGCCTCGATGCTAAAGCAAAGACTTTCCCTGGCGGCAAGGGCGAGTTATCAGTAGCGGTCAAAGGTGATTACACCACAACCGTTGCTGGTTATACGCATAACGACACTGTTGCTTATGCAAATCCAGCAAACATCAAACGGGCAGCGTATGCTTGGAAAGAACATCACAGCGGCATTTCAGTCACACTGACTGAGTTAAAGCGTGATGGTCTGAGCGTTACTGACAGTTTGAATAGTGCTAGCACCTCAAACCATTCTCAGCGTGACACTCACATGCTCGTTAACTTGTTAGAAGACAAGCTCGACGACATGATGGAGGGTTACTCTCGAGGCATGAACGACTTTCTGTTCGGCGATGGTACGTCTGATGCTGATGCTTTGCAGGGCATACAGACAATCATCAAGGACACCAATAACAGTGGAACAGTTGGCGGTTTGTCAAATGCCACTAATACTTGGTGGAGAAACCGGGCAAATGTAGCAATCACAACGTCAGCTACTGGTCAGGAGTTGATTGAGTTGCTGCACACTGAAATGCGCCAGCTGCGTCGTTTCGGTGGTCGCCCCGACATTGCAGTCTGTGGTTCGGCTTTCTTGGATCGCCTGGCAGATGAACTGCGTCGGAATGGTAACTACACCCAGACTGGATTTACAGGAAATCAAGACATTTCCATGGGCGAAATCAGCTATAATGGCTTGCGTTTTGTCTACGATCCAAAGCTGGACGACCTTACTATTTCGGGTCAAGCGCCAAGCAAGCGCTGCTACATCATCGATAGCAGCAAGCTTTGCATGTATTACATGGATGGTGAAAAGATGAAACGGCACAGTCCGGCTCGTCCAGCCACCCAATATGTAATGTTCCGCGCAATCACAACAACCGCGACACTTGCAGCCTTCCAGCTGAATTGTCACGGCGTTTATGAGATTGCGTAACGTCAACGCGGCGGCACAGAAATGTGCCGTCGCACCAAATTTTAGGAGTAAAAAGTGTTTGAGCAAATCAAATGTGATATTGCGATAAATGGGGATTCTCGCTCTGTTATCACAAAAAAACCTGTTTCTATTCCAGAGGTTGTTGTTCTGCGACACATCCACGGCGATGACTCTGTAACCAACATTTCTGTTATTGGCCAATGGGATCACGATGATGAAAGTGAGCGTGACAGGCTCGGAAAAATGTTTGGAGATGCTCGTATCATCGAAATCTTCAATCAGTATGGCGAGTTGCCTAAGTCGTTTCAGGATGCACGGATAGAAGACGTTTTGCTAGACCCCTTGTTCAAGAAAGAAATGGAGTCTAAGCCAGCGCCAAAGCCAAAAGCTAAGGCAAAAAAGGCTAAAAAAGCGGAGAGTTAAATGGCAAGAGGCACGTCGCTGGGCCAGCTTATCGAGGACTTGCGCTCGGAGGTGGGTCATTCATTGCAGCCAAGCTTGGGCAAGAGCACAAGGGATGTGCTAATTAACACTTTGCAACGTACACAAAGAAGGTTGTGGGATGATTATTCCTGGCCGTTTCTGCGTGTAAGGCGAGACATAACTATCAACACAGGTCAACGATACTATGACTTGCCAGCAGATATGGTGTTTGAGCGTGTAGAGGTTGTTGAGTACAAAAACGGCCACACTTGGGATAAACTGGGCTACGGCATAGGCAGGCACGAATACAACCAACATGACAGCGATAGAAACATTACAAGTCATCCTATCGAGAAATATGCTGCCTACGAAAACAATCAAATAGAATTTTGGCCTATACCTAATAAGAACACAAATTCTGCCGACGGTGATGGCGCTATCCGCATACACGGCATAAAAAACCTAAGTGCGTTTGTTGCCGAAGCGGATTTAGCTGATTTAGACGACCAACTGATTGTTTTGTATGCAGCTGGCGAGGTTTTGGCCCGTCAAAAACAGGCAGATGCACAAAACAAACTGGCACAAGCGCAAGCCCATTATGCACGTCTGAAAGCGAGATTGTCCAAAACAGACAGCTTTGTAATAGGCGGAGGTATGCCGGAAAGTGGGTATGGCGGTAAAGGCTCGAGGCCAATCATTCTGTCTGAGGTGTAGCTTATGCCTTATATTTTGGTTGATGATTTTAGAGGTGGATTAGACACCAGAAGGCTTGATGTAACGGCTAATCCTGGCACTCTTGTTACGCTCAAAAATGCACACATAACGCGAGGTGGTGAAATAGAAAAGCGACAAGCTTTTGTTTCGCTTGCAACGCTACCTACAAATACATTCGGGCTAGCAGCTGCTGGTGGGCAGATATATGTCTTTGGATCAGATGCGGCATCATCAGTAAATTTTGCAGCAGGCACACCGTCTAATATCAATTACGTTCGATTGCAGCATCCATCTGGCAATGCCTTAACTAAGGTGCTTTCTGTAGATTTCTTTGATGGTAGAGTCTATGCAGCTGCTGAGTTTTCTGACGGACGTATATTCCACTACTATGATGGCGTAAGAATAACAGACTGGTTCGACGGTCGTGCGAGAGCAAAAATACAGATTACTGCTGGAACGCAAGGCGGCACAGCTGCAACAGGGTCATTTACAGTTAGCGCTGGCACTGCGAATCCTGGCGACGATATTCGTGTTGTTCGTGTAAACGGCGTGGAGATAAATGACTCCGCGAGTCCGATTGCACACACTGGCAATAACGCAACAACGGCCACAAATGTTGCAAACGCTATAAATAATTTTACCTCATCGCCAAACTATTCAGCTTCTGCAAATAACGATGTAGTCACTATTACAGCCGTCGATGTTGGAATAGGATCAAATGGATTTGTAGTAGCTGTAACAACCCAAGGCGGTTTCGGTGTTTCGTCTATAAACAACATGTCTGGCGGCGTCGACAACGCAATAACAGATATTACGGTAAATGGCGTTTCTATACTGCAAAGCCAAGTAAAGTGGGCAACAAGCAATACCGCAACCGCAACTGCGCTTGCAGCGGCAATAAATGATTTCACGTCAGCGCCTAACTTTGAAGCGACGGCTTTTAACGATTTTGTAAACATAATTGCAGACGACCCCGGTGCTACACCAAACAACCAGGCTGTTGTTGTTTCGGTGGCAGGCAATGTAACAACAGTTTTTAGCCCAACTAGTCAAAACTTTATGGACGGCGGGGCCACAAGTAATGCGATAAATGGCTACACACCCGGCGGTTTTGTTCGTCCAGTCAAAAACAAGATGTATGCACTGTCTGACTCTTTACTGCATTTTAGCGCAGTCAGTCAGCCAGATGAATGGAATGACGGCTCGTTGGGTGCGGGTTTTATAAACCTTGCAAACAATGCGACAGGATCTGAAGACCTAAAGGCTATAGCTAACTATTTTGACAACATTGCTGTTTTTGCTGAACAGGCTGTGCAGATTTGGTTTGTTGACGCAGACGAAGACCTTAATCAGCAAATACAGGTAGTTGTAAATACTGGCACGATTGCGCCTAATTCTGTGGTTGAGTTTGGAGATAACGATGTTTTCTATCTGTCTCTTTCGGGCATTAGAAGTCTCAGAGCAAGGGATTCATCAAATGCCGCGTTTGTTGGCGACATCGGAAACCCGATTGACGAATTGCTTGCCGCAGAAATCACATCGAATAGGCTTGCTTGCGAGCGCAGTCAGGCAATACTCGAGCCGCGTGATGGGCGGTATTTTTTAGCAATAGGCTCGCAAATTTTTGTGTTTAGCTATTTTCCGTCAAGCAGAGTAAGTGCATGGTCACTGTATGAACCTGGTTTTACGGTCGATAACTGGGCATACGACGGCAAGCAAATACTATGCAGGGCTGGCGATAGTCTTTTCAGCCTGGGCGGCGCCGATGGCAACACTTACGACTCTTCTGCTGTCGAGGTGCAAATGCCATTTCTAGATGCTGGACAAGCAGCAACATTTAAAGACTTTCATGGCTTGGATGTTACTTGTCAAAACCAATGGGACATTAGCGTTGCCACTGACCCACAAGACATCACGACGCTCGAGCCTGTTGCTACAGTTCACAGAACAACTTATGGGCTAGGTCGCGTTACTATGACTGGTTATTCCACACACATAGCGCCAAAACTTTCTTGTTCCCAGCCTGGGCCAGCAAAAATAGGGAACATAGCTATCCATTACAATGCTACGGAGGCTGGATGATATATGGACATGCAACTATTGGGGATATTTATGATGTTGCACAAAGGATGCGAGAACGTGATTACCAAGAAATAATATGCACGACACATGCAGAAGACAGATACGAATTATGTGATTACATAGCAAAAACATGGTCACAATCACCAGCGACTTATGTTTTTGGAACGAAAGAAGAAGGACGTATAGCTTGTTTAACACTTACATCGATGCGACCTGGCGTGTGGAATGTGGGGCTTTTTGCGACCAACAAAATAGAAATTATAGGCAGGCCGCTGACAAAGCATGTAATAAAAGTTATAATACCGATGTTACAAAAGATTGGAACTCATCGAGTAGAGGCTCAATCAATAGTGGGTTACGAAGAGGTGCATGAATGGCTTGGCTTTCTAGGATTAAAACCAGAATCTATGCTTCATGGATATGGCAGAAATGGAGAGAATTTCATAAATTTTGCGTGGGTAAGAAAAAACGAGGGAAACGCAAAATGGCAAGCAAGAAAAATCGTAATTAACGAATAGGAGAATACAATGTGTTTCGGTGGTGGCGTCGGTGATGGCGGCGCAGCAGAGCAAAGAAGACAGGAAGAGTTGCGTCAGCAACGTGTGAGAGAAGGGCGCGACAAAATCGACGAAACATTCGCGCAGTTTGATCAGCCTTTTTATGATGCCCGTCGTCAGTCCTATATAGATTATGCAAGCCCGCAGCTAGAAGATCAGTTTAAGGACGCAAGCCGTGATCTATTGCTCGCGCTAACAAGAAGCGGATTACAAAATTCTTCTGCTAGAGCGCGGCGTTTTGGCGATTTGCAAAAACAATATGACACAAACGCTAGAGCTATTGCCAACAAAGCCCTGGACTTTGAAAACAGAGCTAGGTCTTCTGTCGAATCTGCTAAGAGCGACTTATACTCACAAAACCAAAACCTTGCAGACCCAGCGATGATTGCGCAGAACGCCATGAACAGGGCCACAACACTTACACAAATGCCTAATTACAACCCATTGCTTGCGCTTTTTGAAGGTGTAACAGCAGGCATTGCAACACAAGCAGACTTAGAACGGCGTGGCCGAAATCGATACGACACAGGGCTTTTTTCAACAAGCAAGGCATCTAAGGTGGTAGAATAATGGGATTCACGCTTCAAGACTTTTTCTCATCTATGGGTGATTACACACCTACTCCCGGTGACGACACTAATGCAAACCGTGGATATCCTGGCTCCTCTAACATGGCGTTCGAGCTAGCGACAGCCAGCGAGGATGACGGACAAAGCGAAATGAGGGCTGCGTTAGAGGCTGCTGAAAGATTAAAACAGGATTTGGCAAATGCTCGGGCAGGCAGGGCATCAGCCTTACAAGCCCAGCAACAAGCTTTAGCAAACGCTTTTGGCGGTTTTAACGATGAGTACTATGCAGATTTAGAGGCTGCTTTTAGGGACGCTGCATCTACTGGACTGCAATCAGCCTACGACGATTCTGTACGCGGCATCTATCAGGGATTTAAGCAAAGGGGTCTTTTGACACAAGGCGAGGTTGATGCGGCGTTATCTGCGTTAGACGCACAAAAGTCAGTCGAGCAAAACAAAATTGACAAAGCGGCTGCCGCCTATTCACAACTTAAAAAAGACGATGTTGCAAAAAAACAAAAATCACTGGGCGATCAGTTAAGTGGCCTTGCTGGCGGTGCGTCAACTGTTGCAGAGATCGATAAGCAAACAAAAGCGATACAAGATTTTGATTTTGGGTCGCAACTTGAAAAGCTTAAAACTCCTGGCAAAAAAGACGATATGACGTTTTTTGAGGGATTTGAAAAGGTAGGTCCAGGCACACAAGCGAATGTCATGCCAGTTAACACAGCAGGGCCATCAGATTTAGGAACAGCGTTGGCCCAACCAAGTCGTTTTTCAACTAGAGGCGTACAGTCTCCGTTCTCAGGCTCCAGCATAAGGGTGATAGGATAATGTGTAATCCAGCATTAGCGTTAGGTGCGATTGCGCAAGGCGCAGGCATTTACAGACAACAACAAGCCGCTAAAAAAGCCTCAAGAGCTAGGACAGGCGCTATAGGGCGAGAGGGCCAAAGACAAGAAGGTTTTTATAAAGAGGCACAGGGCGCACAAGACACAAGTCGCGGCATGTTGGACAGAAAAAACTTTGACCCGGCTATGTCTGATGAAGCGACAAGGCTTGCAGCAATTTTCGATGGCATGAAAAACACAGGCATGGCTCCCGCTATTACTGGCTCTGCCCCACAAATAGTAAGAGATGCGCAGGCAGCTGCGATGCAGGGTGCGGCTGACTTTAATGCACAACAAAATGAAGCACTGGCTAATTTAAATGCTTTTGGCAGTATTTTGGCTAATCAGATCAATCCAGCACTTAGCAGTTCAGCTGCGGAAACACAAATGCTGGGCAACTTTATGAGAGGTAGTAGCGGCGCTTTGCAAGGTGAATTGCAGGCAGCAAATGAGTTAGCCCGTGATCCTCTGGCACAGTTGCTTATTGGTGGCGGCCAAGTGGCAACAAATTACGGGCTTGCAAAGCCTAAATAGTAGGAGAACACCTAATGGCAACACAAAACTATTTTGCAATGGACCCTGCCATTTCGCGTACTGTCTCCAATCTTACAAGGGCGCTCATAGGCTCACCAAGCGACGATGCAGCAAGCGCAAGAGCAAGGTATTACGACGAACAAACCAAAGCCCAACAGCTGCAAAGCCGAGGTTTGGAAGAACAACTTGATGCGCAAAACATAGCTGCACTTACACCCCTTTTGCAAAACCAAGTCGCAAATGTTTTCGGGGGCCAGCTGGACAACGGCAACTTGATACGTCGACCGCTTCCTGGCGGACCCCAACAATCAGTTCCGTTGTTACCAAACCAAAACCAAATGAGCCAAGAAGATGTTGCCAATCAACTTGGGGCGCTGGCTCGTTCTATGTATGGCGATGGTACGTCTAATGCAAATCAACTATCGCAAATGCTGGGCAATCTAGCAGAAAGCGGTCAATCGCGCCTTGCCCAAAGCATGATACTGAGCGGCTCCCCTGACCAGGCCCAACGCGGAGCGTTGATGTTGAAGGGCGGTAATAAGTACAACAACCCTGACTTTGCAATGACTGAGTTGCAGACTGACGATGCAACAGCGCGGCGTGAACAAGACATGAAGATTGGTCCTGGCGGCCAAGGCGACAGAGATACACAAGCGCAAGAAGCCACAAAAATGGTACTTGGCCAGGAGAAAAACCGAAACACTAGAGATGTCGGTATGGATGAAAATGCAAGACGGGAGAGGTGGGAAAAATATAAAACAAATGCAAAAGCTAAAGTTGACCGTGACAAAAATGAAGCAGCTGATGCTACCGCTCGATATAAAATTGACAACAAGCCAGTGGAAATCAACGTGACACCTGGCAAGATGATTATTCTTGATCCAGAGACAGCTGAAAGGATTGGCGTTTCACCTATTAATGATCCTAACAGCGAGTTCAACGGATTGCATATTCTCGATGGCGGCAAGAAACCTGGCGATGTAGTTGTGAAGGTGGGCAAGGAAGATGTCTTCATGGATGAGGCAACCGCAAAAGCGCTAAACATACCAGTAAATGACAAAGGCCAATATGTCCTTCCGGGCGCAGGCTTTAAGACTACAAGCGGCAGTGGCAGCGGCTTCACAATAGCAGCAAGCGATAACAAACAACTAACAGAAGTGGCGGCAAAGGCAGCCCAAAAAGCAAAAATAACTAACATTCCTGACGGGGTTATCTTACTACTGGTAAATCAGGCAGCATCTCCTTCAGTTATGGGCAATAAGAAAAATATGGCTAAAGGAACTGCGCACATAAGCGCACAGCTGCGCAAAGGATACCAAGAAATTGTTGTGCCAAACACAGGCACTCTTGGAACTAACACAGGCTTGCCTCTGGTCGGCAACGATACAGTCAGAATTCCTGTTTTCCTAATACAGCAAATAATTGGCGAAACGGATGACGCAAATTACAACAAACAAATAAAATTTATCACTGATGCACAAGGCAACGTAAAGCCACGCCCTCTTGGCAGCAGACAACAAGCTGCAAGAATGTTTCTAACGCAACTTGGCTACCAAACACCTGAGATTGATGCAATCGTTGCAAATGTTGTGAGGTAGCAAAACATGAAGTCAATGCTTGATTTTTTGCAAGAGCCAGACGATGTAAGCCCACAGCAATCTGGACCTGTTGGTTATTCAATGCTCGACGCTTTCAAAGAACTTGACGAGCAAACAGCGTCCCCGGCGGCTGCCGTGCAACCTACTCCAGTTGCACTGTCCGACGAAAGCGATCCCCAGCTGGATGCGGCGGCGCTGCCGGGGACACCTTCTTATGATTTCGGAGATGAGTTAGACGCTGGTATGATCCAGCCGATTGCGGCTGATCCACAGCCAGCTGCACCACCACCTAGCGTGTTTAACCAGCCGCCGGACCCACGACAGCAGATCATTGATGCAGCGATGGAACAGCCTGGGCCAACACAGCTAAAGGCCGACCTCGGCATCGACCTCGAGGGCAACCCACGATTTACAAGAGATATGGGAACAGCATTTAGGTTTGGTCAGCTAAACACACGGGCAAACACACAGGGCTTTGCTGCTGATATCGAAGAAACGCTACGCGACACTGCAATGTCTCAATGGATGCAGAAGACACAAAACTTTCTGCGCCAACCTCTGATAAACCCTGTCCGTAAGTTTTTTGGCGCCGAGCCGCTGCCAGAAGATGCAAACCTACGTGAAAGCAGGGCTTTTGCTGAACGAGCAAGAAACTCATCTGAGCGTTTGATGAAGCAGGCAGAGGCGCTAGGCTATCGTCCGCTCACCACAGACAAAATAAAGAACTTTGGAGATTTTCTCGATTGGGCGCAAACATCACTGGCGGCTAGCGGTGAGCCTATGATTGTCGCTATAGCTTCTGGCGGATGGATGTCTCCGTTGTTGCTTGGTGGTGAGTTTAACGCAAACCTTAAAGAAATCGAAGGACTGTCTCAAGCAGACCGCGTTGCATTAGCAGCAAGCGGCGGCACTGTTGCGGCTGTGTTGGAAAACCTGGGCCTTGGTATTTTGATCAAAGGTCTGCCAGATGAATTGATTGGCAAGTTGGGCGGCCAGTATTTTGTAAACTGGGTCAACAAAAATTACGGCACAAGGGTTGCTTCTGCTGTTGCTACTAGTATGGCTACTGAAGGCATAACAGAAACGGGGCAAGATAGTATTGGAATCGGCCTTGAGGCTATAGCTGGCAAAGAATTTAAAGAAGGTGAAATAAAGTCTAGGCTGCGTGAGTCATTTCTTACTGGCGCAGCAGTCGGTACTCAGGTCAGCGCCGCAACTTCAGCAGGCAAAGAAACCGCATCTGCTATCGCTAATAGGTTTCCAAAAGATCAGGAGGCATCTGAGTTTGACTCGCTTCTGGCGCAAAAGATTGTGCGCGACATGCTCAATCCAAACAGTGCTGAGTTTGGTTTTGTTGACCCAGAAGCAGAAAGTAATTTTTTCTCTGACATAGAATTTCAAGCACAAACACAAGCAGCGGCAACCAACGTAAACGAAAAAACAACTGAGCAACTTACGAGGCTGCGCACAAGAGCAGAGCAAGCAACCAGGCTAGCGCAAGAAACAGACAGGCGATTAGCAGCTGCTGAAGGACGGCCTGTTGATTTGGATGCAACAAGAAACGATGAGTTACGTGCCGACGCAGAAAATTATGCGACAGAACAGAGGGAAAAAGCCAGAACGCTGACAGCGCAAGCAAGGGAGCTAGAAGAGTTTTACGCAACCGCAGATGGTCAAGCTTATGCAGCCGAGATACTTGCCTTGCAAAAAATAGCCGAAGATGAAGGCTTAAATATAGATATAGCAGCAAGGCTAAATACAATACCTACAGAAAGCATACAAGATGCGCTTGTTTTTGCCAGAATCCAGTTGCAGCAAGCGCAGACAACAAAAGAGGCAAGAGAAGGCAGAGCGCCATCGACACCGAACACCCCAGCAACCGACGTTTCTCAAATATTGAAACCTCTAGAAGGCAGGCAAACCCGTGCTGCACAAGCTGGTACAATATCTACTGAAGAAACACAAAGAGCTTTAGATGTTCTAAACAGGCTAAACAAACAGCTTAACGACATGGGCTTTGAAGTAGGACAAGCGTTAAATCCTAGTAACTCAACGCAAGAAGCCCGTGATCTAAAATCGCAAATTGTCAATCTTGCTGGCGTCTATCACGAACTAAGGTCGCAAAGATACGCAAGAGATAATGGGCATGAGAACTTTAAGCCGGAAAAACTGGCGGAAGTAGAAAAAGAATTTGTAGAAGCTTTTGGAGGTGCGGCGCCGCAGCCTGCACCAGAGCCTGTAACGCAGCCTGTAACGCAACCAGCGCCACAACCTGTTACACAGCCTGTAACGCAACCAGCGCCGGAGCCTGTTGCGCAGCCGGAACCTGAACAAGAAAACCCACAAGCCCCCACTGAGGAAGCCCTGGCGCTGCCTATTACGTTTTTAAAAGAAAGAGGGCAGAAGGGCCAGAAAACAATAAGAACGCCAGATGGCGATATACAAATAAAAGTAAGGCCAGTTCTTGTAGACCAATCTGAACTTAAATCAGCAACTGGTGACTTGCAGCCGAGGGACAGAAGCTTGCGAGAATCTCAAGTTGAGGTGCAGCGCCGTGCGGCAAACCTAGCCCCTGACATGCTGTTAAACAGTCCTACGTCAGAAAGCGGCGCGCCAATTATTGCCCGGGATGGCACAGTTATAAGTGGCAATGGCCGGGTCATGTCTATCCGCGAGGCTTACAAGCAGTTTCCAGAAAAAGCGGAAGCCTATAAACAAGCGCTGAAAGAATATGGCCAGACTGAACAAAATTTTTTAGAGCCTGTGCTTGTGTTTATGATCGACCAAGATATGACACGACAAGAGCTTGTCCAGTTTGCCGATAAATCTAACAGAAGCACCATTGCAACAATGAGCGATACAGAAACGTCGCAAAGAGATGCACGGGCAATGGGCGTTGAGGTTATCAACCTTTACAAAGGTGGAGATTTTACTAGAGCAGAAAACCAACCTTTTGTTCGTCAGTTTATGCGTTTAGTGGTCACACCAGCTGAACAAAACGAAATGACTCGCAATGGTATGCTTACAAGAAAAGGTGTTCAGAGGATGCAGTCAGCTATTCTAGCTGCCGCGTATACGGACACACAAACATTGTCATTGATGCTTGATAGCGCTGAAAACAACATAAAAGGCATTGGGAACGCTATGTTAGAAGCGGCTCCGAGTTTTGTGCAGTTGAAAGCAGATATAGATGCTGGCTTAATATCCCCAGAATATGATATCACTGCATTTGTAACTGAAGCTGCACAAATAGTTAGCCAAGCACGGAGAACAAGCACTAAGATAATCGACGTACTTAATCAGACCAGTGAACTTGCGTCCATATCCCCCGAGGCTGAAGCCTTGGTCAAGATAATGTATAATGAAGACCTAACTCGAGCAAAGTCGCAAAAATTTATAACTGATGTTTTGAAATTTTACACTGAAGAAGCGTTGAAAAAACAAGATCGTGACGCTGGGTTTTTTACAGACAACACTACACCGCAAGACGTTTTAGAGGCGGCAAGGAGTAAAGCAGATGGTACGCAAGGGCAAGGGAGCCTCCTCCCCGAGACAGGCATTAGCGACCGCAATCAAACGGGCCGCAAACAAACACAACGTCAGCGCGGCCCGGGCCGTGGCGAAGGACTTAGAGATGTCGATACAGCGGATACCCAAGAAACTGGGCAAGCGCAGATAGATGGACAGATATCCACCGAAGAAGCTGGTCAAGCCGCTGCTGAAGCAGATACCAGAGTTGTCGAAGTATCTAAAATCGACAACCAGAGAACTGCAAAACCTGGTACGCGGGTCAGCAAAATCAAAGAAAGAAACAAAACGGCTTTGATGTTTACGGCGTTTGCAGACGCCGGACTAAATCCTAATGAGGCCACAAGCCTACCGATAGAACGACAGTACAGAATTTTGTCGACACTGGTACAAGACCGTTTCGGCTTCAAAAGCATAACTAAAACCGAAAACGCCAACACAAAAGAAGCTGTGGACCAGCTGCTGACTGGCTATCATAACCTATCTGCAATGGCTAATGTACTGGGCTTGCCATACAAGGCGATTGGCCTAGACGGCACACTTAGCTTTATTATGGCTAAAGAGATAGGTGCTTACGGTGTTTATTACCCAGGACAAAGGGCTATCGCTGTTCCGCGCAGGGTAAACAGCTTTGCGCACGAATGGTTCCATGCCCTCGACCACTATGTTTATGAAAAGTTTGGTCAGAACGCAGGCAAGTTTCCGTTAGCCAGCGATGTTTCAAGGAAAGAAGGCAAAGATGCGTTTAAGGATGATGCGCCCGTCGGTGTCGTTGAATCGTACCTTGCTCTATCCCGAGCAATGTTCAAAGACAAAGCCACCGAAGCACAGCAACTTGCTAAGATTGAGCAAGATATGGCGAAGATGGAGGCTAACGCAGGCAAGAGGGGCAAAGATGTTTATGCCTCAAAGTCGTATAAGGCACTTGTCGAGCAACGAAAACGCATTTTAGAAGGCACAGGCAGAAGTCCAGCCATCAAGAAAACAAACTTCAGAACAAGCGCGGAGTTTTTTGCGCAAATGGCTGGATCTGACGCAAGCTATTGGGCGTCACCCCGAGAAATGTTTGCAAGAACTGGCGAGGCTTTCATAACAAACAAGATGGCTTTGGATGCCTTGAACGCTGATTTTCTTGGTGGAACGCAAGAAGGTTACATGATGACCCTCGAGCAGCTTGGCGTTACAGAAGCAGAACTAACAGACCCTGCAAATGCTGCGATTGCTATGGACTCACGCCTTGCCCTTACGTTTCCAAAAGATGCAGAACGCATGGAAATATTCGGCGCTATGCAAAACCTGATGTATGCAATAGCAGCTGAAACTGCGCTAGGCGAAGGCCAGGTGGGCAAAATGCCTGGCGATAATTTTACATTCGATGTACGTCGGATGCACGATGTTACTGAGCCTGAGTCGAAAGGAATAATACAAGACCAAATAAAAGCGTTCAGAGATCGCAAAAAATTTATGGAGCGGATGGCACAACGAGCATCTGAATACGATAAGTACGAAAAGGGTAGAATCCCTGTTTTGAACGCTCGTCGTCGTAAAACTATAGAAGATGGTTTTACAGCGCCGTTGTTCTACCAGAAACAAGGCGTCCTTAAAGCGCTGATAAAAAGATACCCGAAAAGCAAACGACTCAAACTATTGATGCAGCTGCTTTCAACACACACAGGTGGCAGCCTGCAAAGCATGGCAGAGGGTGACAATCTAACAAACGCACAAATGCGGCAAGTAAGAATATTCTCTGACAGATTAAAAAATGTCTCGGTAAGGCATGACATCCCTGGGTTTACAAAAGAAGAGATTGATCTGCTGCGCGATATATTGATTGGCCAGGACACACTTGGATCAGCGCCAGACAAGGTAACAAAAGCAGCTGGCGAAATCAGACTAATTTATAACACTTTGTACGAATATCTCCGCAACTCAGGACTAGACATAGGCTACGCCCCCAGTGGCTATGTGCAGCGTTTGCTAGATCATGTAGAGATCAACACTGATCCACAAGGGTTTAGCAAAGCAGCAAAGGATGTTTACGGCGTTGTGTTTGAAAACGAGGTAGGCAAGCTGGACACTGACAGCATCGAGCAAATGGACAGGCTCATTAATTTTATACGCGAAGCTAAACTCGGCATTGTGCAGATGGATCAATGGAGAAACTTCATAAGGTCTGATGAGTTTAAGCAAATACAGGATCTACGACGCGAAGCTAGAAACGAAAACACAACAGATGCTCGCAAAGACGAAATAGAAGCAGAAATAGAAGACGTTTTTGCGGGTATGAAAGATATATACGAGCAGTTCTACAATGACATGCTTGATATATATTCTGAGATAAAAGGTGCTAATTGGCGAACCAGCATACAAGAAAGCCATGTTGGCGACCCTGTTGCTAATGGTGGGCCATCGCAAGACTTTACGAAGAAACGTGCGCTGCCGCCAGAAGCTGACAAGATACTTGAAAAATACTACGTCAGTGACCCAATAGAAAACCTTACAACTTACATCATGGGCGCAGTGCGCAAGGCAGAATATAACAAAAGGTTTGGCAGGCAGCGCATACCTAAAGGCGAAAACCCTAATAATAAATACACAGATTATTTGCATTACACACTGGCTAAACTAGCCAGCCAGGACAGGCTGCTGCAATCAGAACTGGCTATGCTCGAATCCGCAATAAACAACATGCTGGGCCGTAACATAGAGAACTACGCTCCTAATAATCCGCAAAAAGTAGCAAACAGATTGACTGCATTACTGTCTATGACACTGCTTATCCGTGCTCCAATAGCTTCTATAGCGGAGCCGTTTACTGTTGCGCTTGCCTCGAACAGCGTCAAAAAAGGAATAAGAGCCTGGGGAATGACACTGATGGAGTTTCCGGGGCTGCGCAAAATGACCAAAGAAGGCATAAGGCAGCGACAGCAGTTTGCTCGTATTATGGGCGTCATCGACGACCCGGAAGTCGGCGACATAATTGCAAATAGAATTGGCGGTGACTTTGCCGGAGAGCAAAACCTTAATAAGCTGTTGTCTTCTTTCTTCCACAAGATAAAACTATCCGGCATGACCAATGCGCAACGACGGTCAGCTGCAAAGATAGGTTTTCAATACATTACAGAAATGGCTTACGAATACAAAAAGCCAGTTACGCCTAAAGCAAAAGAGCAGGCTAAACGTGTCCTCAATGACTTAGGTGTAGCTGACAGTCGTATGGAACAATTCGTTGATTATGTTCTCAGTTTTAATGATGTCAAACGCAAAAACAGGTTGCGTGATTTTGCAATAGGCGCTGATGCAAGAGGCAAAGCAAAGATTGATGGCAAGTTAGAACTGCCAACAGCTGAAGACGTCATGGATGATAGCGGCGAGTTTAACGATATGGGGTTGCAGCTGGCAGTCTCAGTGATGCGGTTCACCGACCAGTCGATACAAGACCCACGCACACAAGACAGACCCATGTATGCCGAGCATCCAATAGGACGTTTGGTCTACGGAATAATGTCATTCGTCTATAGCTTCCAGGACAAGGTGTTGAAAGCTATGGTTAGAAGGACAGCCAGAGAATACGATATAAGCAGAACAACAGGGCAGGGCAAAGCAAGCGCAGCTGGCAGTGCTGCTTTGTATGCAACATCTACAGTTGCAGGGCCGCTGCTGTCGTTGTTCACTGCGCATTTTCTTGTCTCGACAGCTAGAGAGTTTTTGCTCAATCAAGAGCGCTGGGATCGCGAATGGGATGAGTCAGACGAGGATGAGTTAAAATTTTTCACAAATTATTTGTTGCCGCTGGCACTCAGCCGTGCTGGCGCAACAGGCGCTTTTGACCCGATTGTCCAAGCAATAACGGGCCTAAAATATCAGCGTGATTTGTCAAACGGGCTGCTTGGCACTGGTGGTTACATCGCGCAGAACATGCAAGATATTGCCTCATTTTGGATTAACAACAGCCCGAACACGCTATATTCTGAATACCGGGCATTGCGCGGAGCATGGAACCTGTCGGTTGCGCCTGCTGTATCTCTTGCAATTGCAAATCTTCCTCTGACCCCAGCGACAGCTTTAGCTGCCACTGGCATTGGACAGTACGCTACATCGTCGACAGTCCGAAACAAAGCAATCAACGCTTTCCTTGAGGGTGTGTATGGCGAGAAGTATGTAAGGGGCGGCAAAGGTAGAACTAAGTCAAGCTTCCCAGATATTTTTTAATCCCACCAATATCCCTGTGTTGATTTTGTTATGATATTGTTTTATTGTGACAAAATCGGGGTGTAATTAGTACCACTCCGACCACCTTTCATTTTGTCGATCGACAGTCTACACCTCAAAAATCCATATCTCAAAACAAAGTCGAGACGACTGTAGATGACAGGAGACGACAAAAATCACCACCAGTGGTGGGATATCCCACCAAAACAGGGGTTATATCCCACCAGTAAATCTTATCTATTGATGACGTTTCTTAGGTATTCTGGACTCAGATGCTTGTAGTTTTTTTCTACTGTTTGCACTGTATCACCCATGAAAGCAGCTATTTGATCCATCGCAACGCCGTCCATAGCGGCATGAGTCGCACCAGTATGGCGCCAAACGTGTGGTGATAAGCCGTCAATGTCTAAATCAAAGCCCATTTTCTTAACTGCATAGTGTATGTCGCTTTTAGTATCGCAAACTAAATCGTTTGTGCGCTCTTCAAAAGCGCGACGCAACACGGTCAGTAGCTTGTCGTCGATTGGCAGCAATGGCCGGCGTTTTGCAGTTTGTAGCCTGCCGCTTGGCAAAAAGTTAATTGTAGCGCGATTAGAATACAGGTTATTCACCTGGCTCCAGCGCAGCTGCAATATTGCTGACTTGCGCTGCCAAGTGTAGTGGGCCAGATAAACAAAGCGAGTAAGTTTTGGCAAGCGATTGGTTGCCCTGCGGAACTGGCCATCTACCTTTAAATTGTCAACGTAGTTAAATATTGCGTCTATTTCTAATTCGTCTAGCACTCTGTCACGCGGAGGACTGGGTGGCGGTAACTCGATATAAGGCAGTTTTTCTTTTGGCAGCCTATGTGATACTGGCTCTACCTTTTCTGACATAAAATTTAACGAGGCCCGTAAAGCTTGCAATTCTTTACGTATAGTGCCGTCAGCTGCTGGACAGCGCCCATACTTTCCTGTCTTCCTGTCAGCTATATATTTTCTACTGTGTGACCTCTCGACCTCACTTACCCTCATGGACCCGAACGCTTTACGCAAATGGCCTATAATGCTTGGGTATCTGTTCTCAGAAACCATGCGGCCAGATATCCATTGATCAAACCATTTATCTAAACAATCTGATATTTTTGGATCAGGATCACCATCTTTGTTCAATTTGTATTCATCGAGCCAGCCTTGAAACCTAGTAACCGCGATTTCGCTATCATACGTCCGTAAGCTAACTCGTCTGTCTCTTTGTCCGTCGTGGAACGCGACATAGTGCATCCCATCCCTTTCAACAAGACGCGGTGGCTTTCTGTTTTTTGGCATAAATAATTCTCCACAGCTTTTGCTGGTATTCTGTTGGACCGACCAACACGAACTGTCGGTAGCTGTCCGGCATGTTGTAACCGTTGGATCGTGCGTATCGACACGTTAAGCATAGATGCAGCGGTTGCCTGAGTGACTAACATGCTAACCGTTTATGATTGCAAAGATTTCTAATGCTTTTGCTTTGGGCAGCTTCATGTTTACACGAACCCAAAGATGCTCCGCATCGCCAGGCACAGCTTTAAACTCATGCGCTGGCTCATCTGCCGCAAACCCTGCTAACTCGTAATGTGGGTACAAGTCTGCTTCATTTAATCCTACAGACTTCGCTATCTTTTTAAGATTTTGCGGTGTTGGAACTGTTTTCCCGCGAACGTATTGCGATATCGAATCCCGGCCTACGCCAGCTGCTCTGGCCAAATCACTTTGGTTCCATCCTTTGTCCAAAAGCGCTTTATACAAACGCTTCCCGAACTCTTCATTTCGATTTTTTTTAACAGATAAATCAATGGAGTCATCTGGTGCTGGTGCGCTTCGTGACGCAGCGTGTTTGTTCATTTCCAAGTTTCCCGCATTAATTTTTTACAAGATTACAAGATTGCTGAGAGACTGACACTATACAGACAATGTGTCAACAGACAAATTGTAGACATCAGATGTGGACAATATGTAGATTTTTGTCTATTTTGATCTACAAATGTAAATTTTGCGTGAAAGGCTCAATAAAATATGAAAGACTTACAGCTAGATTTAAGGCGTATGGTCAAGGATTTCGGCGGGATGACAAACACTTCGAGATTGCTAACGGCAAATGGCTGGCCGACCAGTCGTGATGCTGTCGATAAGTGGCGTCGTCGTCAGTCATTGCCAGTGAGCACATTATGCGTATTGGCCTTAATTGCAAAAGAACGTGGACAAAGGTTTGATCTATACGATTATATAAAAAAATAATCAAAACATTGTGTTAAGGGAGATAGACACATGGATTATATAAGACAAGCGCTAATGGACAAGTACACCCTTCAGTTGTGTTACTACGAAATGACTCTGTATCACGGCAGGCAAACACGGCTTAATGGCGCTATGCAAAAATACTTTAACTCAACGCCGACAAAAAATGCGTTTGCACGTTTGATGTATATCGCAGCTAACGTCAAGTCACTTTACACTAAAACCGCTATTTCACAGGAGTTGCACATAACCCGTCAAGCAGCGCATGTGATGGTTGAAGAGTGCCTCGAGGGTGGATGGATTGAGGTCGACCAATATGGCCGCTGCCCCACCTATAAGGCTACTGAAACCTTGGTAAATGGCATAAAAATGTATGCTGCATTTGCTTTCGAAAAAGGCGAAAACATAGGTGTGGTTCACTACCGTCAATCGATAAGTAATTACGACGCAGCAGAACGTAAAGCTAGTTTATATTGTCCTGACTGTTCTCCACCCTTAAAGTCAAAGATTCCTGACACTGGAGAAGAAAGTTATGAAGAAGACACTGACTGTTGTACCCTTGCATCGTGCAAACAAATACCACGAAGACTTAACGGAACTGCACACTGAACTGCAAAAAACAAAAAACTGGACTGCTGAACGGACACACCTTGTATTTTTATGCTGTGAAATGATGAGAAACAAAAACATGCCAGACGACGTGAGAGAAAGAGCATATCATATAGTTTTGCAATTTGGCTCTGCATCTAATGCTATCCGCGAATATTGCACAGATAAAATGGAAGACGGAGTACCAGTGCATCATATAGGCCACACAGAATGATTGTTTGGGGCATAGATCCTGGCGTTTCCGGCGCTATCTGTTGTTTCGATTACACTGAAGGGGCGGTTGACATATTCGACATGCCGATTGTTGAAGTACGCGGCAAGAAAGAAGTAAGTCCTGTGCTTGTCAGAAACATCTTGCGTGACTTGCCGGGTCCAGTTTTCGTTGAGAGAGTTGGCGCTCGGCCTGGACAAGGCGTAAGTTCCATGTTCAACTTTGGTAAAAGCTATGGAATGGTGCTGGGCGTAGTTGCTGCACTAGAGTATTCGCTTCATTACGTCACGCCGCAGCGTTGGCAGCGTGACCTTCATGTCGAGTCCGGCAAGGACGGGAGTAGAACAAGAGCAATGCAGCTGTTGCCAGCATATGCACAAGAGTTTAGGCGTCGACGCGATGATGGTCGTGCGGATGCTGCTTTGATTGCATACTGGGGCGTTTCTCATGGGTTGAGTGTTGAAAGTGATGACTGACAAAATCAACAAAAACGGATTCGAGTTACACAACCTCAAGCATGTGAGTGTTAGCCAAGCTAATAAATGGAGAGAAGCGCCGGATGCTTGGATAGCACAATACCTTTATGGGTATAAATCGCCATACGGATATCCAGCGCTGCAAGGCTTGGCTGTAGAAAGCGCCGTAGAAATGCGCCTTTACAACGGCATCGTTGCTGATGATTGCGTTAGCCATGCGCTTGATCGTTTCGCTTCAGACATAAAGTTGATGAAAGACAGCGCCGCAGAATTTGAGAAACGTGCTCCGATTATAGAGCGCATGGTGCGTACAGCGCTGGAGCAACTTGTTGAGTTGGGCAAGCCGGAAGAGCCGCCCGTCGGCAGCAGGCAGCATAACATAGGTATTCCTGTCAGATTTAAGAAACATGCTCTGAATGGCACAATAAACTGTGTTGGCTATCTGGACTTCTATTATCCAGACAAACAGCTTGTGATAGACCTAAAAACAACGGCAAAAGCGCCGTCAGGTTGGTCTATATCACATGGAATCCAAGCAGCTGTTTACAAAAAAGCTGTTGAGGCAATGACTGGCAAGCCAGCAACAGTAAAGTTTTTGTATGTTTTGACGCGGCAAAAAGACCCGTTTGTCTGGCTGACAATGGAAGACCCGGACTATTACTTAAAGATATTCAAACGGACAATCATATCGCTCGAAGCGCTGCTATCTGTAAGCAGCGATGCAGCTGACCTTCTGAAAATCATACCACACAACCCAGATAGTTTTTACTGGAGTGGCGCTGAACACATAGCTGCTGAACTGTACGGCGATGACGGAAAAGCAGAGTGACCTTTTCGAAACTATATTCTCCAGCAAAAAGAGAGGGGCAATAAGAGATCCAGAACTTCTTTTGTGGCAATCAGTGTTGATAACAGCGATCAACGATGCCGACAATCTCGACAGCAAAAGCAGGGTGAGAAGACGCAATGCTGTAGATGCAATCGTCTGGATGTCAGAAAACAGTGAAGATTTTGCAACGGTCTGTGACCTAGCAAGAGAAAATCCCGATTACGCAAGTATGCGCTTCAAGCAATGGCTAGCTAATCGATACCCGGCCACACTCCTGGCCAACGTGTTCGCCTCACACGCAGAAGGGGGCGCTAAACCTAAGAAAAGGAGGCTGTAATGTCTTTGAATTTTTTAAATATGGGTAGCGGATCACCGTTCATTCGGTTTTCTGTAGAAGATAACGAGTGGACACGCTCGTCTGTTGATGGGGAGTTGCTTCCGATTGAGTGGAGTTCTCCAGTTGTCATCGATATCGAAAAAATACAGCAGGGCTGGTTGAAGCTGGCAGGCGGCAGAGATTGGAAGCCGTGGCCAGACAATGACCCGACCAGTGTCGAGCGGCCCAGCATGGAGCACAAGCAGGGCTTTGCTGTGAAGTTTTTCTCGACGAAACTGTTTGGTGACGAGCCTGTGCGCGAGTTGTCCAGCAGCGGCGCTGGCATGATTGAGTTTATCAAGGCGCTGTACAAAGCAGCTGAACCTGGTTTTGGCGAAGGCAAGGTTCCTGTTGTCAAGATGCTGCCAGCTGTCAAAGTGCGCATAGGCAAGGGTCCAAGCAAGATACCGCAGTTTGAGATTGTAAAGTGGATCAATGTGCCAGACGAGTTATTAGAAGATAGCCCGTCTAAAACAGAAGCCCCTGCTGCTACAGCAACAGCGGCAGCGGCAGATGACGACTCTTTCGACGACGAAATCTGATTTGCAGGGCGCAGCTACGGCTGCGCCTTTCGT